GATACCAACTCTTCCAGACGAATCTATACGCATACGTTCTAGATTGTTTGTACCAAATAATAAATCTGTATTTTCTTGATTAAAAATTTGACCTCTTTCAGCACCATCAAGACCAACAACAAAACCATCAGAAGCACCTGATCCTGTGGTTGTATTAGAAAAAACCATATTTGCAGCAGAACTGCTTGCTGTATGTAAATGTAATGGTTGTTGTGGGCTTGTTGTACCTACACCTAATTTTCCGTTTGCATCTATAACTACACTTGACTCACCATTTAAAGTATTAGCAGTACCAGAGCCAGTAATAACTCTGTTATCTGCGTTGTTATTTATAAGGGTTTCTATTCCCTCTTTTTGTACTTTTGTTAATGCCATAGGTATTTAGGAATAGATTTTCTTACCATCTACTATAGCTTTATCTATAGCTGTAAAACTTTCTGTAGTCCAGATAGATGTTGTTTCATCTAATTTCTTATAAGCTTTGATAATTTCAAGATGCTCTACATTACGTTTGATCTTATCTTTGTATTCTTCATCAGTTTCATCTGATGTTTTAGCAGTACCGATAACAGTTACGCTATCACCAGCAGCAGAGAAGATTGCTGCAATTTCATCTGCGGTTTTTTCTTCCATGATTTTAAATAGGTTTGTTTACAGTTTACCCTGCTTCGAGGGCTGTGACTTTTGCGGATAANTCTTGTATTGCTTTTACNAATACAGGAATTAAATGTTCTTGTTTTGCTTCTAGTCTTTCGGGATTTTTATCTAATACTAAATCTAAATAATCATAATCTTTTTGTGCTTCTTGCAGTTCTTGTGCAATAAATCCAGCACGATATAATCCATCTTTAATATTTCCATCTCTTGTTTGCCATTTAAATTTTCTAGGTAACAAGTTATTAATAAAATCTAAACCAGCAGGTAAATCAATAATTTCTATTTTATCTCTTCCATCAGATAAAGAACTAATAGAGGTATCATTACATCTTAAATTATCATTACTTGAATTACCGAGTGTAATAACATTACTTTCTGTTGCATTTAAATTACTCGAATCTCTTCCAATACAAATATTATTATTTCCTGTTGTAATATTAGCCCCTGCATTTTCCCCTATAGCAGTATTTTGTGACCCAGTGGTATTTGAATTTAAAGCGGTAACTCCAACAGCAACATTAACATCTCCAGTTGTGTTTGCTAACATTGCGTTTGTACCCACAGCAGTATTATTATTTGCTGTTGTATTAGACGTCAGTGAATTAGTCCCTACCGCTACGTTGTAATTACCTGTTGTGTTTGCAGTTAAAGCATTAACACCAAGACCATTATTCTGAGTTCCAGTTGTGTTTGCTATTAGAGCATGATGACCAACACCAGTATTATTACTAGCAGTTGTGTTACCTCCTAATGCAGATTTACCTAAAGCAGTATTAGCTGTCCCAGTAGAGTTATCTCCTAAAGCTGCTCTTCCTACTGCAACGTTTTCACTAGCTGTAGTATTTTTTCCTAAAGCATCTTTACCTACAGCAACATTACTACCTCCAGTCGTATTAAGATCTAAAGCACTAGCACCAACAGCAGTATTTGATGCTCCAGTTGTGTTTGCCTCTAAAGCACCAACTCCCACAGCAACACTCAAATCTCCAGTGGTGTTTGATAATAGTGCATTTCTTCCAACAGCCGTGTTGTTTGATGCCGTTGTATTTGCACCTAACGCATTTCGGCCAATACCAGTATTTTGATCCCCTGTGGTATTAGCATCTAACGCACCAGTTCCTACAGCTACATTCGAGCCTCCAGTTGTGTTTACTTTTAATGCACCATATCCAACAGCAGCATTATTACTTCCAGTATTATCTCTTAGTGACTCAAAACCAACAGCCGTATTATCACTTCCAGTAGTAACTGCACTTAAAGATCCTTTTCCGATAGCAGTGTTTTGTCCTCCTGTAGTATTCGCATCTAAGGTTAAAGCCCCCACCGCTACGTTGTTAGCTCCAGTTGTGTTTGCAGCTAAAGAATTTTGACCAAGACCTGTGTTGCTTGAACCAGAAGTATTTAGTTTTAAAGAATCCAATCCAATGGCAGTATTGTTAGCTGCGGTCGTGTTTGTTTTTAAAGCTGCTACACCCACTGCTACGTTACCAGTGGCGGTTGTGTTTGAGGTTAATGCTTCACGACCAATAGCGACATTATTATTTCCAGATGTATGAGCCAACAATGCTTTTGATCCAATAGCAGTGTTACTACCACCAGTGCTAACTCTCAATGCTTGATAACCAAGAGCAGTATTTTGGTTTCCAACTGTACTTGTAGTTAAGGCTTCATAACCAACCGCAATATTTTTATCACCAGTAGTATTAGCTCCTAATGCTGCCATACCAACAGCAACATTATAATTTGCAGTTGTGTTTGCATCTAAAGCATTTGTTCCGATAGCCACGAGTGAGTGACCAGTCGTGTTTGCATCTAGAGCAAAATAACCTACGGCTGTGTTATTTGCTGCTTCATTAGCTCTTAAAGCTCTGTCACCTACAGCAGTATTAGCACTTTGAGTAGTGATAGTTTCTAAAGCAGCAGAACCTATTGCCACGTTATCTGAACCAGTAGTAAGTGCCAGTAAGGAGTTCATACCAACTCCCACGTTAGAAGCTCCTGATGTTAAAGCTGTGCAACAAGACTTTCCAAGAGCAGTATTATTTCCACCAGAAACAGAAGCATCTAAAGCACTTTCTCCTAGAACAGTGTTACCAGCGAGTTCATACCAACTCCCACGTTAGAAGCTCCTGATGTCAAAGCTGTGCAACAAGATTTTCCAAGAGCAGTATTATTTCCACCAGAAACAGAAGCATCTAAAGCACTTTCTCCAAGAACAGTGTTACCAGCAACAGAGTTTGCTCCTTTACCTACAGTTACACTATTAAATGTAAAGTCTTGTCCACTAACTACTTTGGCTGGTGTAACTGATCCGTTTTGTAGGATTGCTGTTGTTACTGTGTTATTACTTGGAGTACCAATATTTACAGTTGAACCCATTACAACTATAAAAATATCTGATCCACTAGGAGGTGCAGCAGCTAGTTTGACAGTACTGCCTGATAAAGCAAAACCTTCTGATGGTGTAGATGTACCACTATTAGGTTTCTGTACTACACCATTAATACTTAATAATATTTGTTGTGCATTTGCTGGTGCATTACTTACAGTAAAATCTTGTCTGCTTCCATCTACAGACTCACTAAATGTAGATATAAAGAAGTTACCAATACTTTGTGCTTCTTCCCATGCACTGTTAGTTGCGTTATAAACTAATAATTTTGAAGTAGAAGTATTAAAGAATAAATCACCAGCATCAAGATCAGTTGAAGGGTTAGAAGAACCTACCCTATATCTAGCTGCAAAGTCGTTTATATCATTACTTAGTTGCTCTACATCAGCTTCTTTTGCTAATAGTTTATGATAAGTATATGTTTGACTAGAGCCTGTAGAACTAACCATAAGACCAAGACCAGCAGCCATTGTTTTGCTTTGTAAGCTAGAAGGAAAGCCATTAATAGTTACGTTATCTGAACCATTACCTGATGTTCTTGCATTTGTAGCAACACCACTTCCATTAACTACAAGACCTTCTATATCTGAAATACTAATAACTACACCTGATGCTGGTTGTGTAGTAGGAAAGCTATCTTCATTTGCTATAACTTCAAGACCACCAATAGGTGCTATCTGTGCAGCTACATAATCTACAACAGCACCAGAGGTAGGAAACTTTGTATCATCATCAGTTATAGTAGTTTGCTTTGCCATACCATCTAACTGGTTTAAATCGGCAAGGTCAGCAGTTAGGGCTGTACTATCAGCTAACTTAGAAGCTGTACCTGATTGCATACCTGCTAGTGTTGTTAGTTCTGCATCTGCTATTTCAGAAGTTCCTACAGAGTTTGCTTGTAGGTGTTCTGATCCGATAGCATTGTCAGCTATCTTTGTACTATCTACGCAATCAGCAGACAGGTGTGAAGTATCTATACTTCCATCTACTAACTCACTACTATCTACAGAGTTAGCTGCAAGGTGACTAGCATCAAGAGGACTACCAGCTATAAGACTTTTAATTTCTGATACTGTTTGATCTGCGGTAGCACCTGCTTCTATAGCATTTAGTTTTGTATGGTCTGCGTCTGTGAATACATTAGAGTCTGTTGCCGATTCTACAAGCGTTCTTATTTCAGCAGCAGTTTGGTCAGCAGTTGCATTTGCTTCGATACCATTTAACTTAGTATGGTCAGCATCAGTAAACACGTTGCTATCACTAGCACTTTCGACAAGTGTTCTTATTTCACTAGCAGTCTGGTCTGCTGTAGCAGCAGTTTCTATACCATTAAGCTTCGTATGATCTGCGTCAGTAAAGACATTACTATCTGTTGCACTCTCTACTAATGTTCTAATCTCTGCTGCTGTCTGATCTCCTGTAGCTCCTTCTTCAATACCACCTAATTTATCTGTAATTTCTTGTTGAGCAAATAATACCTGATCGCTGTTTGTATCTAAATCTGTTTCTGTTAAAACGCTACCATCTTGAAAATCTACTTTCTTCGCACTTATATTTGTATCTCTTTGAAACTTAACAGCAGCACCATTGGCAGGGGTGTTGCCAGAAGTAAAGGTAACTGTTGATCCGCTAATTGTGTAATGAGTATCTAATGTTTTTAAGACCCCTGCTACTGTTACATCTACTTCATTGTTGGCTAAGAACGAAAAAGATATTGCAAAGTTATTGGTACTACCATTACCAGTATGTGTAGTTGCTGTTGCTGTGGTGTTAGTAGCCATGATTAATCATTTCTTATTGGACTAATTACTCTCATTATATCTTCATTAGCTCTTGTAGTTTCATTTTCTGCTTGTTTTTTTAATTCTGGGTCTAAAATAAACTCTTCGTAATATTTTACCGCAGCTTTTTTATATACTTTATAAATATCACTTACTTGTTTTTGTAATTCTTTTCTTACTTTATCTTTATTTTTTAAATTAGCTTGAGCATCTATAGAACCAGAATCATCACTTTCAAGGTATTTCAAAAATTTTATATTTTTTTTATCTCTTGATAATTCTAAAATCATTTCACCAA